TGGCTTGCGTATCTCTGCAGTTTAGAAGTTTTTTAAAACTGAAAAAAATGTTTGACGATAGAATGATTTTATGAATGACTTGCGCGTTGTTAAAGTGAAAATAAGTTCACTCCAATCTGACCCTGATAATGCTCGTAAGCATAGCGATAAGAATATTAAAAGTATCATAGGCTCGCTGAAACGTTTTGGTCAGCGTAAGCCTTTGGTGGTTACTGGCGCAAATATTGTGATTGCTGGTAATGGAACTCTTGAGGCTGCTCGTCAGCTTGGCTGGTCTGAGATTTCTGTTTCGTATGTTCCTGCTGATTGGTCTTTTGAACAGGCGCGTGCTTATGCGTTGGCTGATAATAGGACTGCTGAACTTGCTGAGTGGGATAACGACAAACTTGCTATGCAGTTGATTGAACTTGATGCTGTTGGTTGGGAGTTAGATGATGTTGGTTTTGAGAAACTTGAACCACCTGTTGATGAGTTTAAGGATAAAAAGTCTAAGTGGGTTGATTGTGTTGATTGTGGTCGAAAGGTTTTGAGTGATGAGCAATCCACCGAAACCGATTGAACTGAAACGTAAACTTGGTAATCCTGGTCAAAGACCTTTACCTGATGAAAGTGAAACTATTTTGATTCCTGCTATTGATGATATTCCTGAACCTCATCGTCAATTATTTGATGCTGGTTTGGAACTATGGAATCGTACTTGGTCGATGGGTCAGTTGTGGATTTCTCCTAAGACTGATGTTGAACTTTTGTTGATGACTTGTGAAATGTTGGATGAAAGAGTTAGGCTTCGTGCTTTTGTTTGGAATAACCCTGATGCTTGGCGTGAACGTAAAGCGTTGAGAGAATTAGAAAAGAATATTACTAATAGTTTATCTTTACTTGGTTTCACTCCAACTGATAGAAGTCGTCTTGGTGTTGCTGAGGTTAAAGCTAAATCTAAGTTAGAGGAGTTGCGTGCTAGACGTGAAAACAGAAATTAGTTCTTGGCCACCTCGTTGGCTTACTGCTGTTTCTGATTCTCAATTGGCTGCTTCTCGTGGTTGGGAAGTTTCAGATTTTATTGATTCAATGTGTATTCAAACTAAAGATACTGTTGCTGGTCGTTCTGGTCAGCAGATTGTTTTAAGAGGTTGGCAGAAAGATTTGTTGAATAATATTTTTGCTGTTCGTGATGATGGTCGTTTGAAACATAGAACTTCACTTGTTGGAATGCCTAGAAAAAATGGTAAATCTGCTATTGGTTCTGGTATTGCTTTGTGGGGTTTATTTATGGGTGAGAATGGTTCAGAAATTTATTCTTGTGCTGCTGATAGAGACCAAGCGCGCATCGTATTTGGTGATGCTAAAAAGATGATTGAAGCTGAACCTGAATTGTTAGCGCAAACAAAGTTGTATCGTGATGCTATTGAGATTCCTTCTACTGGTTCTGTTTATCGTGTGCTTTCTAGTGAGGCTTACACTAAAGAAGGTTTATCTCCAACTCTGGTGATTATGGATGAGTTACACGCTTTACCAAATCGTGAATTGTTTGATGTTATGCAACTTGGTATGGGTGCTAGACGTGAACCTTTATTGTTAGCGATTACTACTGCTGGTGTTAAGTCGGATATTACTGGTCAAGATTCTGTGGCGTATTCTTTATACCAATATGGTCAAAAAGTGGCTCGTCAAGAAATTAAAGATGATTCTTTTTTTATGGCTTGGTGGGAAGCACCTATTGATTCGGACTTTCGTTCTAGTGATACTTGGAAACTTGCTAATCCTGCTTTTGGTGATTTGAACTCTGTTGAGGATTTTGAAAGCGCAGTAAAGAGAACTCCTGAAGCAGAATTTAGAACTAAAAGAACTAACGCCTGGGTTTCATCTCAAACAGCGTGGCTTCCTTCAGGTACTTGGGAATCAAGAGAATTAAGTAAAGATATTGGTGATGTTGAAGTCATATTGGGTTTTGATGGTTCTTTCTCTGGTGATGCTTCTGTTGTAGTTGGGGTAACTATTGAGGAAAATCCTCACGTCTTTCTTGTTGATGCTTGGGAGAAACAACCTACTGATTCTGATGATTGGCGTGTAGATATTGCTCAAGTTGAAAATTGTATTATTGAGGCTTGTAAAAAATATAAAGTTAAAGAAATAGCTTGTGACCCTTTTCGTTGGCAGAGAAGTATGCAAGCGTTACAGGAAATGGGTTTACCTATTGTTGAATGGCCTTCTACTTCTGCTGCTCGTATGATTCCTGCTTGCGCAAAGTTTTATGATGCTGTTGTTTCAGAGAAACTTACTCACGATGGTTCAGGATTATTGACTAGACATATATCTAACGCTGTTGTTAAAACAGATAGGCTTGGTCCAAGAATTGTTAAAGAACATAGGTCAAGTCAAAGGCGCATAGATGGTGCAGTTGCTAGTATTATTGCTTTTGACAGAGCAACAGTTTCACGCAACGAACCTGAACCTCTAGTTCCAGAGTTTTTCTTTTAGAGGAGTATTTTGATTTCATCAATTATTCAAATTGTTGGTTTAGGTTTAATCTCTCTAGGTGTAGGGCTTATATATATTCCAGCAGGTATAACAGTTTTAGGTATTTCCTGCGTTCTTATCGGGTTAGCTTTTGAGAGAGGTAAGTAATGTTAGGTAATCTTTTCGGTAATAATGAAAATAGAGCTATAAGTTTTCAATCAATTTGGGGTGCTGGTGATACTTTCGCTTTCACCACAGATTCTGGTGCAAACATTGATGAAAGAACTTCTTTATCAATAAATGCTTTTTACGCTTGTGTGCTTTTAATATCTGACACTATTTCAACTTTACCTGTTGATTCATTTATTAGACGTGATGGTTCTCGTGTTCCTTATAGACCTAGACCACAATGGGTTGTTAAACCTGATATTGATTTATTGAGAAGTGAACATTATCAACAAGTTCTTGTTTCACTTCTACTTGATGGTAATTCTTATACTAGAGTTTTTCGTGATAGCCGTGGCGATGTAGCAAATCTTGTATGTCTTGACCCACTTCGTGTAACACCTCAACGTAATCCTCGAACTCGCGAAATCGAATATTTAATTGATAATGGTGAAGCAGGTGTTGTACCAGCAAAAGATATGTTGCACATTACTGAGATTCGTAAACCTGGTGCGATGCGTGGTTTATCTCGTGTAACAGAATTAAAAGAAAACTTAGGTTTGGCTTCTGCGTTACAAAGTTTCGCTGCAAGATTCTTTGGTCAAGGCGCAACAGTTCAAGGAGTTATCGAATATCCAGGTAATTTAACTCGTGAACAAGCTAAAGATTTACAAGCAGGTTTTGATAACGCACATAAAGGATTCAAGAAGGCACATAAGACTGGTGTTCTTTCTGCTGGTGCTAAATATGTTAAGACTGGTGTGAATCCTGATGAGGCACAAATGTTGGATTCCTCTAAATGGCAGGTTGAACAAGTAGCAAGAATATTTAGAGTTCCACCTCATATGATTGGTGTCACAACACCTGGTGCAATGTCTTATGCTTCTGTTGAACAAAACAATATAAACTTTGTTGTTCATACTTTAAGACCTTATATAGAAAAAATTGAATACGCTTATTCAACACTTTTACCAAATGAAGCATTCTTGAAATTCAATGTTGATGGTTTACTTCGTGGTGACTACACAACTCGTATCCAGGGTTATTCAATTGGTTTACAAGCAGGTTTTTATTCTGTGAATGATGTTCGTAGATTTGAGGATTTAAGACCTGTAGACCAGGGTGACCAATTCCGTGTGCCTTTGGCAAATATTAACTTGGCTGAAGCAGATGTTGTCGAGCAAGATAAACGTGTTCAGATGGCTGCGAAACTTGTACAAGTTGGTTATGAACCTTCAAGTGTTCTTTCAGCTCTTGGACTTCCAGCAATTAAACATACAGGAGTTCCTTCAACACAACTTCAACCTGTTGCACAAATTGATGCACAAGACCCATCAAATGTTTATGATGTGACTCGTTCTAGTGAAATCAATGTTCAGATTCCTGAAACAGTTGTTAATGTTCCACCAGCAGTCATAAATGTTGAACCACCTATTGTGAATATAAATGCACCTGAACAGAAACCTTTAATTAGAACTGTTGAACGTGACGAAAATAATCACATAGTTAGAATCATAGAAACAACTGGAGATAAATAATGGCAACAGGTATGAGTAGTTTTCTTGCGAACTCTTTATTAAACGCTGTCGGTAATGCGACTTCTTATTCAGCAACAAGTGTTTATGTGAAACTTCACGTTGGAGACCCAGGTGCTGAAGGTACTGCTAATCCTGCAACTGAACTTACTCGTAAAGCTGCATCTTTTGGTGGGGCAACTAATGGCACTATAACTTCAGATGCTGATATTACTTGGACTAACATTTCAGGTTCACAAGATGCAACACATTTCACAGCGTGGGATAACTTGAGTGGAGGTAATTTTTTATTCTCTGGAACTATTACAGGTAATCCTTATACTGCTGGAGATACTTATACTTTAAGTTCTGGTTCTTTAACAGTTTCTTTAACAGTCGCTAGTTAATTAAATGTCAGTCAAGCGTTTACTTCTTGACTCTGGTGTTTTAGACCAAGACAGAATAATTGGCACAGGCACTATTGTTTTAGATTCTCGTGCCGTTCTTGATTCAAACATTATTGGTGGGACAGACTATTCAGGCAATGTTTTCTATAACGATAATCAAACTTTCTACAATGGCGCAAAACTTATTTATGATTATGCTGCTTCAGAACTTGGTAGTTTAACTTCCAACGCACAAACAACTCCTCAAGTTATTGTTTCTGCTGAATCTAATCTTGGTGCTATCACTTCGTTAGCATCTGCATCTGTAGCACATTTTGTTGAAGGTTCTACAAATCTTGGTGAATTAGTTGGTCAAGCAAATACAACACCAACTATCCTTCCTATTTTTGATGCAACTCTTGGTGCTTTATCTGCTGCTGCTTCTGCTGTTGTACAAATTCAAGCCACAGCTTTAGCAACTCTTGGTTCTCTATCTGCATCAAGTCAAGCAATACCTGAAGTAGATATAACTGCTAATGCTGTTTTAGGTTCTTTAGTAGCAACAGCGCAGGCTTCAATACCAACACCACCACAGCCACAAAACTATGGTTCTAATGGTTATGTCCCTATTAGAAAAAAACAAAAGAAAGAACGACCAACCCCAGTTATCGTTCCTGAAATAGTTGATATTCCTGAACTACCACCTTTGATAAAATCTGTTTTTGCATCAGCATCTGCTGATAATATTTCTGAACTTTATGCTTCTGCTGAAAATCGTATAGACTTTTCTATATTACGAGATGAACAAGAATTGATGATGCTTCTCTAAAGGTAGGTTATGGCTCAAGTTATTTCAGGACAAACAAGTATTGGGACAGCAGCCACACTAATTGATGGTGTTGCTTGGCAGAATCCTGTGATTATGAAATTACATAATGACGATAATACGACGGATTGTTTTATTGGTGGTCCTGATGTAACCATTTCAAGTGGTTTAAGAATTGAAAAACTTGAATCTTTTGAATTAACTCTTTTTCAGGCAAATCAACTTTATGCTGTATCTAGTAAAAATGGTCATACTCTTTCTTGGATTGCGCAGAGAACCTGATGCCTTACTACATAACTAATAATTCTCCTGACTGTTCAGGATGGGCAACTATTAAAGAGGATGGCGAAGTAATGGGCTGTCATACAACTAAACAAGCTGCTATTGACCAGATGGTTGCTATCTCTATTGCAGAGGATTTAGAACCTGGTGGTGAACGTGCTAAACCAGGTGAATTAAAAGAAGGTGATTTTGTTTCTTGGAATTCTAGTGGTGGTCGTGCGCGTGGCCGTATTGAATACATTATGACTGAAGGAACTCTTGGTGTTCCTGATTCAGATTTCTCTATCGAAGCAACACCTGATGACCCTGCTGCTCTAATAAGAATTTACTCACGACAAGGTAATGGTTGGGATGAAACTGAAACACTTGTTGGACACAAATTTTCAACTTTAACAAAAATAAATCCTCTACCAGAAAATACTTTAGATGAGGATGAACAAGATGATGAGGAACGTCAAGTTAATTTAAGTCCACCTGCATATATGCGTGCTGCTGCTAGACGTGGTTTAGAACTTAATCGTCAAGGTTTCGGTGGTGAAGGTTTAACAGATAAAACTAAACAAGAAGCAAGAGATATGGCTGATGGTCGTGTCTCTGAGGATAAGTGGAGAAGGATTGCTCCGTGGATTGCTCGTCATCTTGTTGATTTAGATGCACCACAAAATAATGACCCTAGTGACCCTAATTATCCAGGTGCAGGACTTGTTGCGCATTTACTTTGGGGTAGTGGTCCAAGTAAACGTGCTGCGCAAAGAACTCTTGACTACGCTCAAGGTGTAATAAATCGTTTAGATGCTGAGGAACAAAAATCACGTTGGTCAAGTATCAATGTAAAATCAAATAAGACAGAAAAGGAAAATGCTGTGACTAAAGTTGAACGCCGTGTAAAGACAGATGTTGATTTCGAATTAAGAGTTGAAAATGCTGAAGCAGATGGAATGAGATTTACTGGTTACGCAGCAGTATTCAATTCTGATTCTGAACCATTACCTTTTATTGAAAGAATTATGCCTGGTGCTTTCAAACGTTCACTTAAAGCACGCAACGAAGTTAAACTTTTCAAGAATCATAATATGGATGAAGTTTTAGCTTCTACTCGTTCAAAAACTTTAAGACTTACTGAGGATTCAAAAGGTTTATTGGCTGAAGCAGTTTTGCCTGATACTACTGCTGGTCGTGATTTGGCTGTGCTTATGAAACGTGGGGATGTTCACGCTATGTCTTTCGGTTTCTCTGTTCCTGCTAAAGGTGATAAATGGTCTGATGATGGTATGACTCGTGAACTTCATCAAATTCGTTTACACGAAGTTTCTATTGTTACTGGTTTCCCAGCCTATGAAGCAACTACAGCAAGTGTTCGTTCTTTAGATGTTTTAGCAAGCAGAACTAATGTTGATGCTGATGCTTTAGCAGACGCGATGTTGAAACTTGAGAATGGTGAATCTTTACCTGCACAACAAGCAGATTTATTATCTGAGGTTGTTGCTAAATTGAAAGAGAATCAACCTTCTACTGCTGAACTTTTAGAAATCAAACGTAAACAATTAGACCTTCTAATGAAAGCGATATAAGAATGGATAAAGCAAAAGTTAAGGCTGCGATATTAAAGGTTGCAGGTAATCCAGAATCAGGAATTATTGCTGAAATGGCTGATGCTATGGCTGAAGCAGTTGTAAATATTGATAAACCTGAAACTAAAAAGTTTGAACCTGTGAAAGAGACCAGAGTTCAAGAAGTTAAAGAAACACGTTAAACTAAGAATCTAAGTCCTGAGCCTCTACCGACAACGGAACGCTCAGGATATTTTATTTTTTATACTTTTGATTTTCTATTTGTTCTTTAAGTTTTTCGTAACGCTTGTAATCTTTCAAATCGTCACCATCTCTACCTTCAAGAAAACCTATTGAAAGTTCTATACATTCCATCAAGGTATCGTATTGATTTTCACCTAGTACTAATTTTGTTCTCATTATTTTGTCTCCATTTCTAAATGTAGATACCAACCATTTTCATCACCTTCAAATAACCAAGTGCCTCGTGTTTCTTTTTCATTCAAACGAATGCAAGCATTCCAAGCACTTTTGTATGAAGCGTAATATTTTGTCTCGCCTTTAGAGTTCTTATGAACTATTATTTCCATATCTCAAAGATACTATTTTTGTATAACAAATGCAAGATTATTTGATAACGATTTGATAACGAAATATTCGAACATTTGTTCGATTCGTGAGGAAAAATAATGTTAGACTAATGGTGGTTGCGTGGATGCCACCACCATATTTACTTGTCGAGTGAGCCTCGCAAGATGTTCAATTTCAAAACTAATCATATAGGAGTATTCGTGGAATACATTAAACAACAACACGAAGCACGCCAAAAGGCTTGGCACGAAGCCAAAGCATTATTGGATGCTGCTGCTGCAGAAAAGCGCGACCTTACTGCAGAGGAACAAGCAAAATACGAAACTATTTCTGCTGACCTAGATTCTCGCGCAAAGGTAATCGAAACTTTGAAAGCTGATGCTGAACGCGAAGTGCGTGCTGCTGAAGCAATGAAAGGTTTAGAAAACCAAGCAAGACCAGTTGCTGAAGTACGTAACGAAAAGAATGACGCTGATGCAATCAGAGCTTTAGCTCGTGGTGAAATCCGTTCATACGATTTCGAACGTAGAGATGTAACTAAAGGTTCTACAGGTTCACCAGTTCCAACCTCTTTCTACGACAGAGTAATTATGTTGGCAAGAACTGTTGGTCCAATGTTAGAAACTTCAACCATCTTGAACACAGCAGGTGGAGAGAATTTACAAATTCCTTCTCTTTCTGCATATTCAACTGGAACAGTTACTTCAGAAGGAAACGCAATTGGTGAATCTGACCCAGTATTCAACTCATTCGTAACTCTTGGTGCTTTCAAGTATTCATTCTTGACCCAAGTTTCACGCGAATTGATTGAGGATGCAGGTGTAGATATTCTTGGTTTCTTAGCAGAACAAACTGGTAACGCAATGGGTTACGCAGTAAACGCTGCTTTGACAACAGGTACAGGAACAGTTGAACCAAACGGAATTGTTACACGCGCTGGTTCAGCAGTAACTGGAACTTCTCTAAACCCAACTGCTGATAACTTGATTGACCTTGTTTACAGCATTGATACAGCAGGTCGCCGTTTACCTGGAAGTGGATTCCAAATGAACGCAACCTCTATTGCTAACGTTCGTAAATTAAAAGATGGTTCAGGACAATACTTGTTCACACCATCACTAAGTGCAGACCAAAGAGATTTGCTACTTGGTTATCCAATTTTCGAAAACCCAGCAATGGCTACTGCTGCTTCAGCAGTTAAACCAGTAATCTTTGGTCACTTGCCAAGTTACTATGTTCGTCAAGTTGGTGGACTTCGTTTAGATAGAAGCGATGATTTCGCATTCTCATCTGACTTGGTTACTTTCCGTGCAACATTCCGTGTTGATGGAAACTTAATCCAAACAAGTCACATTAAATACTTCAAATCAAGCAACTCCTAATCCGAGTCTGATTTGAAAAAAGTTCTGGGATACGGAGCGCAGGCCGTGTCCCAGACACAACTCGTCTACCATCTGTAATAAGGTGGTAGACACCCTGCGTACAGAAAGAGAACCTGCGTGAATCGTGAACAAAGACGAGCTTTAGCGAAACAAAATAAAAAAATTGTACAAAATGTTGTACAACACCCAAGACGTATTCTTTGGGTTTCAAATGCTCCCTGGGCTAACACAGGTTATGGGCAACAAACAGCACAGATGCTTCCACGTCTTGCAAAAGATAACGCTGTCGCATCGATGGCTAATTATGGTTTAGAAGCCTCTGGCACAACTTGGGCTACACCTTATGGTGATATTCCTGTTTATCCAAGAGGTATGGAAACTTGGTCTAATGATGTTATTCCAGCGCACGCACACGATTGGTTTATTCGTGATAGAGAAGCAGAAAATTTAATTATTACTCTTTTTGATGTTTGGGTTTTTAAGGGCGAGAAGTGGCGTGAATTTCCTATTGCTTCTTGGACTCCAATTGACCACGTTCCTGCACCACCTGAAGTTGCTGCGTGGTGTCGTCAAGATTTTGTTTATCCAATTGCTATGAGCAAATTTGGTAAAGATATGTTGGAGAATGTTGGAATTAAATCTTGGTATGTTCCTCACGCTATTGAAAAAGTTTTCAAACCAACTAAGACTTTTAAAACTGCTGATGGTGATGTTATGACTGGTAGAGAATTTATGAGAATTGGTGAGGATAAATTTGTTGTTGGTATGAATGCTGCGAATAAAGGTGTGTCACCTGTTCGTAAAGCGTTCGGTGAAAATCTTTTAGCTTTTTCTATGTTTGCTAAAAAATATGATGATGCTGTTTTGTATATACATTCTGACGCTTCTGGTTCTCTTGGTGGTATCAGGTTGATGGATTTGATTTTGTCTTGTGGTATTGCACCTGAGAAAGTTATTTTCCCTGACCCTTACTTGTTGCGTTCTGGTATTAGTCAAGAAATTATGGCTTCAATTTATTCATCATTTGATGTAATGCTTGCAACTTCTATGGGTGAAGGTTTTGGTATTCCAACTATTGAAGCGCAAGCCTGTGGTGTTCCTGTTATTGTTTCTGATTTTGCAGCTTCTAAAGAACTTTGTGGTGATGGCTGGTTGATTTGTGGTCAGCCTTATTGGGATGCTCCTCAAAAGTCTTGGTTTCATATTCCTTCTGTTCCTGAGATTGTTGATGCTTTAACTCAGGCGTATAACAAGGGTCGTGGTTTGTCGCAGAAAGCCCTTGATTTTGCTAAGGCTTATGATGCAGACTTAGTGTTTGAAAGTATGTGGAAACCTACTTTGAATGAGATATTTGAGAAAGTCGATTTAGATAGGCGAAATCGTCAAAATTAGGCACTTTTTAGGCATTTTTAGGGGAAAGGATAAGTAACTTGATTCCAGCAATGATTGTTCCTGTTTTAACTCGTTATGACCTATTAGATAGGATGATTAAATCTATTAACTATCCTGTGAAGGATTTAGTGGTTATAGATAATGGTGCAAAAGGGTTTAATTGGACACCTTTTTGGAATCAATGGGTAGCAAAAATTCATCACATAAAACTTCCTTCAAATCTTGGAGTTCCTGGTTCTTGGAATCTAGGAATTAAAGTTTTACCTAATCCTGACTGGTGGTTAATCACTAATTTTGATGTGGAGTGGGGTGGTGAATCTCTCCAGATGTTTCAAGATATTTCAAGAAAAGACAAACTTGTTTTATCTAATGGCGCACCTGCTTGGTGTGCTTTTACTCTTGGTTGGGAAGTTGTAGACAAAGTTGGTTTATTTGATGAGTCTTTTGTTCCAGCTTATTTTGAGGACAATGATTATGAGAGACGTTGCGAGCATCACGGAATAGAAATAGTTAATTCTTTTATTCCTGTAGCGCACGATAATTCATCAACTCTTAAAGCAGGATTTCAGCAAGATAATGATATAAGTTTTTCAGCAAACTCTGAATATATGAGCCATAAAATTAAGACTAACGATTTTAGTGAAGGTCGCTGGTCGATAAAGAGACGAAGGAAATTTGGTTGGG